AACGGTAGTGGTTACGCCGCAGGGACAACGACTATTGCTATTGATGGAGGTTCCAATGCTCCAGTTGCAGGTGATATATTTACTCTCGCAGGTAATACAGGTCAGTATGTTGTTTCTGCTCTTGATGGTGCTAATCTTACATTTGCACCTGCGTTGAATGCAACAGTTGCTGATAATACTGCATTGACGTTTGCCGCATCTCACGTTGTCAATCTCGGTTTCCAGAGAAATGCTTTCGGTTTCGCAATGGCTCCAATCATGGATGCTCAACTCAATTCCGATACTATGCGTCAGGTAACTGATGATAAGTCTGGTTTGAGTATGCGTCTTGAAGTTTCTCGTCAGGAGAAACAATGGAAGTTTGAATATGATGTTCTGTATGGTGCTACTCTGCTCCGTCCAGAATTGGCTTGTCGTATTCTTGGATAGTTTAAAAAAGCGTCAGGGACTGAAACGGTTCCTGACGCTTTATGATTTTGTTGAATCTCAAATAAATTTTAGAAGGTTAAAATGGGGGACTATGCCAAAAATTGAAACGGTAAAAGTAAAAAATGGAGACAGTTTTGCTATCATTAACAAAGCTGATTATGATCCTGAGAAAATGACATTGGTTGATGGTAATGAAAAAGAAAAAGCCGCTCCAAAAAAACGCAAGACGAAGGGGTAACTTGTGGCAATAACTTTGTCAACAGATGGATATTGTGAACTCGCAGACGTTCAAGCGTTGGTTCAACAGTATACGATTGATTCAAATAGTAATCCGAGCAGTTCTCAAGTTGAGGGATTTATATCTCAAGATTTCGGAGAGATCAACGCATTGCTAAGAGCAACAGGTTATGCGGCTCCCGTTGCTCAACAAGGCGGTCAGTTGGCGTCAGGAGGAACAATCCTTTTGCAAGATACAGCGAACTTGATGGATACCGTTCTGACGTTAAAAGCAAACTCGGGATCGTTAACGGGTTCGGTTCGTAGGGGAGATTTTCTCGTTGTCGCAGGTGACGGTCAACGATATATGATTATTGCAGATGATATCGTTAATAGTGACGGACAAATAACGGTTGAAATCACTCCGTTCATTGAGATTGAAAAACCGTCAAACACTGCGGTCACATATACAGCGGCAACAGATGCCGCAAAGATTTTGAAAAACTTAAACGCATTGATGACTTCAATACGAGTTCAAAATTCTGCGTATAGTTCAACTGCTCAAGGCGTTGAGGATTTAATTGATCCGTTAGTTGTCGAACGTGATAGAGTTATAAAAAACATTCAAGATGGAAGATATGACATTCCGAGTGCCGAGGTTGAGAGAACTTCGGGAGGCGGTTCAATGACATTGGTGAGGAGTTAAAAATGGCAAGAGCAGAAGTTGCAGGGGTTGCGTCTCGGTTACTCCCAGAGGGCGTTCGACCAGACGCAGAAACAATCAAAAAAATAGAGGCGGCCATTGATGCGACAATAGTCAATGTTCCAAGTGGTGCTTCTTATGCTGACGAAATGAATGCAAAGCAAAAGAACGAAGATGATGCGTTGAAAAAATTACTTGATGGTGATAAACCAAAACCTAAAGCAAAAGCCAAGGCGAAATAGATGGCGATTGAGTTCAAGGTAAACGGCCTTGATAAACTTGAGGCAACAAACGATGAGATGATTAAATGGGCAAAGCGTCCATTTAACGGAAAGTCTGCGTTGCGTATCCGTCAAAAGTTTACCGAAATGAACAAGCAAGCGTTTAATACAAAAGGACAATCCATCGGAGAAAGTTGGCCTTCATTAAGTCCAATATATTCTGCTTGGAAAAGTCGCAACTATCCCAAGCGTCCAATGCTTGTTTTGAAAGGTGATCTAAAGGCATCGGTGACAAAACCAACAAGTCGAAACTTAATCTTCAATCGTGGCGGCGGTAAGATGTTGACCTTGGGTTCAAGGGTTCCGTATGCTAACGCTCATAACTACGGCAATAAGAAACTGCCAAAAAGAACCTTTATTAAAATGACGCAAAAAACAGCGGAAGTTTTTACTGCTGAAATGACCAGAGATTTAATTGTTGCAATGAATGGAAGCGATAAATGGCAGGGCTGAGAGATCCGCAAGCGTCTTGTAATTCGATCATATCAGTTTTGAATTCTGGTATGGCGGCAAAATTAAATGCTGTAGATTCTGCGTATGATGACGGAATTGTTTTGGATGACGTTGACAGTTTTTGGAGAGCACCTCAAGAAAATTATCCAAACAGTGTCAACATTGTTGTTGTTCCTACATCAACGGAGGTTGTCAATTCGCCAGAACAACGAGAGGTTCAAAGTATTAGCATTGAGGTAATAGTTACAGGTAGTCAATCCTCGTCAACGTATGCAGGGACGGAGATGATTACGATTAGGTTGTGGAGAACATGCAGAGCAGTTCAAGAGTTAATAAATAAAACAACATTATCAGATGCGGTTGATCAATGCTATGTCGAAAGTATTGACGCCTCTGAGATCGGCACAGACGGACGCAGATTTGAACAACGAGCCGAGATTTCAACTGAAGTTTATACTTCCTAAAAAGGAGAATTAAAAAATGGGAGTCGATAGTTTTTCATATGGCTCGGATCTTGTCGGGTTTGTCAAAGCTGAGTCAACATATGGAGTGCCAATCAAACCTGCGGCAACCGATGCTTTCAGAGCCTCAGCCATTACGATGGGTGCTCCAGTTGGTCGTGAGTTTCCTAATGATGTAAGGGATACAAGAAGTCGTATTCAAAGAACTGCAACGAGGACGCCAGTTCAACCTTGGTCAGCACAAGGAATTTTGCGACCATCAGGTTCAACGGGAGTTGCTCCAGATATGGGTTTATTCTTGAAGCAAGGATTGGGAACCGAGACGGTTTCTGGTGGAACGTCTGTTACCTATAGCTTGATGAAAGATCCTACTGCGTTGTCGTTGGCAATCTATCGGGAAACAACGGATCTTGGAGAAGGTGTTTCGGGTGCGATTGTTCAGAACATTGCGTTCAACTGGTCAGGTGATGGTTTTGTCACTTGGACTTGTGATGGAGTTGGTAAAGATTATATACAAACGGGAAACTCGCAAGTAAACGGTAGTAGTGGAGCAGTTACAGCAGTCGTAGTTGATGACGCTGATTTTTTTACTCCCTACTCGGTTATCTCAATTGATTCTGATGATGATATCCAAGTTACTGCGGTTAACTATGCAACGAATACTCTGACCATTGCATCAACAACGGTTGCCGATGACGATGTTGTAAAACCATACTTCCCAACTCCAACATTGGC